AATTTTGATTGGCCATCATTGACTGTATTTCTATTTCCACTTCCTATGTTTTTTGCATTTAAAATACCTTCTGCTGTAAAGGCGGCTAACCCTTCTAAAGCCTGCTGGTTTGCAGCAGCCGCTAAAGCTCTGTTTTCAGCAGCCATTTCTTGTTGTCCTTTTGCATAGTCTAAATCTAATCCTGATCTTACTCCCGCCAATCTAGAATCTTCTTGTGCTTTCAAAAAATTTAAATTATTAATATCTTTAGACATTGCCGCTCTTTGTTGTGCTTGCTGCTCTTGCTGCGCCATTAACACACGCCCTGATGTTGCACCACTTCCTCTTTGGTCTCCTTCTATACCTGCTTGCAAAGCTGAAGCGTTTGCTCGAGCTAAAGCCTTGCTCTCTAATTCATAAGGCTCTTTTGCTATTGTAAGTTTTTGTAAATAATTTTTTTGTAATTCTCTGTCTGCCTCTTGAAAAGCGGCTTCAGCGCTTGACATTGCTGCTTCTTCAGCTCTTCTAGCTTTGCTTGATTGAACAAAACCTCCTACCGTTTGTATAGCGGTAGCCGCTAACATTGCTATTGTTGCACCCATATTATAATTTTATTAATAAATCTGTGTTTTTTTCATATCCAATATTGTATCCCACTTCTTTAAATGTTTTAATTAAACCCTCATTACTTGTCAAAGTGTAAGCGAATTTAAATCCTGTGTCTTGAGCAACTTTAGTTAAAGCATGCAACAAAAACTTTACAGCATCGTGCTTTATTTCTTTATCTTCAAACTCTTTGCTGGATATAATCCAATCTATCCAAGCTACCTTAGAATTTGTAAAATAAATAAATCCTGCACATAGCGGGGTTTCGTTTTCCAAAACCATAAAACCACCTTCTCCATCTTCTGGTAAAAATTCTTGAGATGGCGTTGGCCAGCCCCATTCTTTCCACCATTTATCCAATAGTTTGTAATCTGATTTGGTTAATTTTTTTAGATTAAATTGCATTAATACACAAAGATACTAAAATTAAGGAAAGCTTTTCATTACTTCAGATTCAATAGCAAATAATTCCGTAGCCGTGGTGTTAGCATTTTCAAGTGTTACAGTCATATCATGACCCAACAATCCCACATCTTCTGCTTCTGTATTTCTTAATCCTAAAATAAAAGGCGTTGATTCGCTTATAATTAGGTTTTGTGTAAAATTAGTATTAACAAATATTCTATTTATACCACTAGCAATATTAACTTCTATATTAGTTATTTGTCCACTGAAACTTATTGTTGTATACGCACCTTCAGAAAAATATATATAGTCACCTATACTAAGCATGCTTATATCAGTTATTGGGGCTACTGAAAAGTTTAGCGTTAATATATTATTAGCTTCTGACCACGATGTAGCCTTACCTATTCCTTGAGCTGATCTATATGCATACTCTCCAGCAAACGCAGGTGTAGTCCCTGTTTTTCTAATGTATGCAAAATATGAACCTTCTTTTTTATCAAACCATCTTGAGTCTATAAATCCTCTTGTTTGAATGTCTGATGCCGCACTTACAGTCCAAGCAGAATCTGCTTCTAAATTTAAACTTTTAAATATTTTATTATCTAAAGGAGATTCATTAAACACTGTGGTTATTTGTGAACTATATTGTATGCCATAATAGTTATTTCTAGTTTCATTGGTATTGTGTCTGTATAAATTACCAGCTTTGAAAGAGTACAAATAATTATTCATGCCCACCATGTAATCTGGATCAAAAGAATAAAATGATGGCCACCCCTTTACGCCTTCGCTATATGTCAATGTATAGTTTGTAGTTATTGGTGAAGGTATAGGTGGCACGGTACTAGGTGTCGGCGGAGGTGTAGGCGTTGGCGGCGTTGGCGGAGGTGTAGGTACTGTACATACATCTCCGTTATAAACCAAATTATTTTCTCCACCCATATATCCATGATAAAAACACTCATAGCTAATAGTTCCATATCCACCTACTACTGTTATAGTTACATCTCCCCAATAGTAAGAATATGTGTTGCCATCTAAACCAACCTTTGTGCCTGCGGTATTAGTCCCTGTATACGTAATAACATTTGTTAAATTAAAATTTTGAAATGCAATGGGATGTTGAGCCGGAACATCTTTTAAAATATAAGTTCCCACAGTGGTAGCGTAAGGAGTAGCGTAGGCACCATTAAATTTATATACATTTACTCCGTTTTCAACTCCAAATGACACCGTGTTATCTCTTTGTAAACACGTAACTACTGAAGGCGTAGGTGTAGGCGTAGGTGTAATAGGGGGCGTAGGCGTAGGCGTAGGCGTAGGCGTAGGAGGAATTGGCGTTACATCTTGGTCTCCACATTGAGTGTTACAATCCTCATCAATACTTTGTGCTGGCAATCCATTACCAGGTGTAATTAATATTGCATAAGGTGAGCCGTTAATCTGCCCATATAAACCATCTACATCTAAACATACTAATGTTCGCTGATTAGGTTGAAGATCAATTTCTTCTATACCTGCTTGCTCTTCCGAACAACATCCTATCTCCCAAGTACACTTTTGTGTAGACTCAACAGGACATATTAACTCAAATGTTTTACATGTGTTGACAGACATAATTTTTTATTATGTACAAATTTACGAAAATTATTGGTGCTATCTTTTTATTACAAGTCTTGCAGCTTATAATGTATATAAAAGTTTCTAAAGTAATTACCTCCAAAGATTTCTTTACGAGCATGCGGGCATACAGCTGACTCATATAATATCATATCGCCAGGTTGAGCATATACTTTATACCACTCTCCGTCATGACCTTTTATGTCTAAAGGCCAATCATCTGCGTACTTTTTGTTTTGACAGCCGCAGGTTAAATCTTTATCTACAATTATTATAGAGGATATATGATGTGTGTCTACTCTGTCTACGTGTTCGGTAAGCGTAGATCCAGACTCATAAGATCTAATTCCATATATGTACGTTGGTTCAAGCTTTCTTCCGCAAAAATCTTCGTGAGTTTGTTGTAGCTCTTCGTGAAGAATTGTTTTTACAGTTGGTAATAATCCAAAATTTAAGATTTTACTATTACCTGGAACATATTTATCTTTTCCCTCAAACTGTTCTTCTATTTCTTTGTCTTTTAATAACGCATAACATTCTGTAATTAAAGACCACATTTTAGGTGGGCATTTAATAAGCTCAAAGCCATTAGTGGTAAGCCTTGGTATAGGTAAATTTTCGTTTGATTTATTTGATGTTACTTTAACTATCTCACTTTTAATGTTAGGTTTTTCAACCTCTTTAATGTTTGTGTCTTTATCAACAAGCTCAAGGTTCTTATATTCATTATATTTATTTAAATCGCCTGCACCATCCCATTTGTTTTCTCTCCACCAAGAAGTCACTATATACTTTTTACCCGTGTCTACAGCTACCCCTTCATGCAAAGTTGTGTCTACGGTTCGTCCTTCGTGCATATTTTTCCACCATATAGCTTTACCCTTTTCAGGTTTTACGCTTTGTTGAAGTTTTGGAAAGTTAGTTTCACCCCCAGTAAAATCGTCATTTAAATAAACCATAAGAGTGTGAGTTCTGTTTCCAGATGCAAGACAGTGCATTTTATATGCAGGCCCACTAAAATAATCATTATGTGGCTTAAAGTATTGCCCTGGTTCATAAAGCTGCCCTTGCAACGACTCTCCATTCTCAAGTGGCAAGTTTAAATATTCTCCAATTTTTGAATGTATGTCACCAACTGAAGATTGTGATGATACTAAATTGCTGGTGCTAGAGGTTCTATGGTCAGTAATATCTGATCTATCAGTGCCTCCCACTACAACCGAAGACCTAGTGTGGTTTTGATCTATAAGTTTTATTAACTCATCACATTCCTCGTGTGAAAGAAAATTAGGTATCTCGTACATTTAATTAAATTTAATTTATATAAAGATATTAAAATTATTGTTGCAGACAAACTTGACATGAGCCAAAATAATTTCCAAACCATTGCCTTGAATAACTTCCATCAGACACAAAAGTAGCTGCTGCTAAACTTCCACAACTATCGTTTGTTCTGTAAAACGCTGTAGCTTGACAAAGTGATGAAGCATCAAAATACATTGTTTCTGAACGAAATGCATTACAAGCTGATAACGCTGATGACCCTGTTGACATATTGTTTACTGCAAAACAAGTTGGTGTAGGTGGACTTGGTGGCGGAGTTGGCGGCGTTGGTGTAGTTCCTTCACATAAAGAACATGAAGTAAAATCATCATAATTTGTATAGTCAGCACCAGTAGCTCCTCCAAGAGTTGAATATTGATAACAAATACCCGATATCTTTAATACATTAGGGAAAGTTGTTCCCGTAGGCCCGCTCACATAAGCAACAGCATCAGAACCATCGCAATCTAAATATTGTGCATATACGATAGCAGGTGTTGGAGGACTAGGTGGGACTGGAGGTGGAGCAAACCCACCACATGAACTTTGAATTTCTACTACTGTTACGGATACGTTATAGTTCGTAGACGCTGCATCTGTTATTTCCCAAAATTTTGTTCCATCCATTACAGGTGTTCCACCAGCTCCTCCTGGGCCACTTAATCTTAGTGCAGTTCCTACCGATAAAGTTGGAGATGCTAAACCTGTTACTCTTACAAGGTAAGGTGTTCCAGATGTGTAACATTCTCTAACCTTAACATCCTGAGTTGCAGTAGCAGGTGAAGGCGCTGGTGGGCTAGGTGGTGGTGGTGATGGAACTGCTGGTGGACATCCAGTGTCAGTACCAACTGCTTGTAGATTTTGGCAAGCTAGATTTTGGTCCGAAGTTATACCTGCGTTACCACTATAATAAAAGAAATCAGGATTACTTCCAGACGTACCATCAATATATCTTTGACTTAGAGCTGGTTGAGTAGCACTTTGAAGGTAACATCCTGCTGGTGAAGTACCGTCAGCTCTTGTACATCCTATTAAAAAATAAAATAAAGATGGAGGTACTGGCGGAACAGGTGGTACAGGTGGCACTGGGGG